CGACAAAGCAATGCCAACCTCTTTACCTGCGACAACAGTAGTGCCAAGCGTTCCATCGGCCTGTAAGTAATACTTGCTGCCAATGGTTAAACTGCTTTGGCCTGTATTTATGTCGCTGAGTGTGTTGATCGTACCCGTGGCATTTGCTGCTATAGTCGCACCAGCAATGCCAATGAAATCGTCAATGTTAGAGCCAGAGACTTCTAGTGCTATGACATGGATGCCCTGTGGTGAATACGACTGGAACTGCATCATCAAAGCGCCAGAAGCGTTTTTACTTACACGCTTGTCAGCCAAGTATCCAGACACACCAGTTGAAAGTGTAGTAGCAGTGCCAAGCGTGATAGTCGTACCAGATAACGTGGCGGGTCTAATTTTTGGCGGGTTAGTATCCTCAAAGCCAAAGATGATTTTCCCTGAACTACTGTCGTAAAACCCCCAGTTGTAATCTGACCTGCCAGAACCTACTGCAACCTCAGTGCCAAGCGTGATAGTCGTACCAGAGATTGACCCAACTCTCGCTTTAGCCTCGAGGCTACCTCCGCTCACTCTATTCCTATAAATAAATCCGACAGAACTTTGTCCGTGTATAGAAAAAGAATAACCTTTATCACCCGTTGCAACCGTTACGGCGCTGCCGATTGTAAATGTTGATCCGCTTAGACCAATGGCGTTGGCGTAAGCCACGTTACCAGTATCGTCTGTGTAAAATGCAACTGTTTTTTGAGCCGTAGAGTTGTAACTCAACTCATAGATATAAGCATAATTTATGTTTTGTACTAAGGCTGGTGTATTAAATGAGACAGAGGTTCCAGAGATCGTAGCGGCGACCACGTATGGGTCATTGTCACTGTTTCGCGTGTATAAAAATACCCCTTTATTCTGTGATGCGTCATAGTCACCAGCCCACCCGCCGCCTTTTTGTGGTAAGTTTGTAGAGGAACTTGCGGTAATAGTGGTGCCGCTGACACTTAGGACAAACGCTTGTGAATAATCACTAAATGGACAAACGACTAAATACTTCTGCTGGGCAGCGTCATAGATTATGGCGGAGGCGTCTTGCTGGGCCGAGCTTCTTAAAACGACTGGAGTGCCTGTGGTAATTGTAGTGCCTACTACAGTGTGCGCTACTACATACGGATAACTAGAATCAGCCCGATACAAAGTTACAAACGTACCACTACCATTTGTGGCAACAGTCGAGTTCTTTATATATTGATTGCCAGCAGTTGTAACAGTGGTGGATGAACCCGCTAACAAATTGCCGCCAAGACTGGTTTTACTTACAGTGCCAGTGCTGTTCAAAGATACTAAATCACCGTTCACTAGAGCTTCAGTGGTTTGTAGTGACGCACCGCCACCGGCTGCTGAACCATCAATGGTTATAGAACCGCTGGTAGCGGACAAATCGTTCGTCTGATGATTAATCGTAATAGCCATTGATGCGTTTCCCTTAAATTATACTGCGGTAGAACCGTCCATGTCATCCTGATCCATGACCCAAGCATAACATTTGTCTAAGAACGTAGAGCCAGACTTAGCTTCTACATCTGTTAGGTTTGCACTGTAGCGTTTGAAGTCTACTTCACGGGTATCATCGTTGGGTGTTGCTGTAGCATAAGCTGACAAATCAATCATGACGCTGAACTTTGGGTCAGTTCCACGTTGGCGTGACACAGCCGCTGTTACAATGCGGTAATAGGCGTTGTTAAATGCGATGCCATATTGAGAGGCACCTTCTGCGATATTATTTTGAATAGCCATTGGTATCTCCTTTTAGGCGTAAGTTACTTCAGATGTGTTAATTGTAGCGACCCATCTGATGTTAGTTGATGCTGCACCAGTGACTGTGATTGCTAGTGCATCGTTTGTGTCGTCTGCGCTTAGAGCCATGCCCCAAGATGGTGTATTGCTAATGACCGTAGTCGCAGAGTTGGTAAGCGTTGTCGTGCCACCGTTGTTTACAATCAGCCCCTCTACTTTCCATGCCGCTGCGTTAGCAGAGCCAGATTGCTTGGCAACGATTGTGCCGTGGAATGCAAAGGCTGCGTTTGAGGGGACAACAATTTGAGTTATATTTAATGAGCTAGTAGGCGTGTTTGCCGTTGTCATTGGCTCTGCTGTAGCATCTGTCGTGTCACTGCGTAAAACAAATGTTCCTGACTGTGCGTCACCAGTTGCAGCAAAGCGACCAGTAGCCCTAGACATTTTCCCAAATATGCCATTGGTATCTGCGTATTGACCAGACGCAAAGCTGTAAGTTGCATCAGCAACATTGCCGTAACCACCAATTATCGCACTACTTGAGCCGCTTGCTGTACTCTCTTGTGAAAGGCAAAGAGAGTTACTGCCACTAGCAATAGCTTGATAACCCATTGCTCTGCTATTATCGCCAGTCGCCTCTGCCTGATTGCCAATCGCCACTGACCCTTCACCACTTGCCACACACCGATAACCAAGAGCAGCAGAATATTGCCCTGTCGATTTAGATTGCCGCCCAATAGCAAAACTGTTAGAACCAGTAGCGCCGTAGCTTGAAGTGTTATTACCGATGGCTGCGGCAAAACCGTAATAGGCAGAGCAGTAGGAGTTGGTTAAGGCTGTTGCTCCTGTCCCACTAACAGCTTGCGCTCTGCGACCTATTGCAGTTGCATCTGTTGAATTTGCATCGGTTTCTTGGCCCACAGCAGTTGATCTGTTTCCAGTAGCAGTGGCAAAAGACCCTATAGCAAGCGCATCTTGTTTATTACAAAGTGCGTCACGGCCTATAGCAAGACTATATGTAGAAGTGGCGTCTGATCCTGTTCCAATTGCTACTGCATTATCGCCACTTGCTATTGGGGTAGTAGCGGATACGGCGTTATCACGGTAAAGGTCTGGATCTCCACCACCACCAGCATCCGCAAACGTAACAGCACCAGAGCCGTTTGTAGTCAGAACTTGACCGTTAGTGCCATCTGCGGTTGGTAAAGTATAGGTTTCTGAGATGCGTACTGTGTCGGTTGTGCCACCAATGCTAACTTGGTTTGCGGCTGTAGACTGTACGCCATTACCAATAACAACTGAGTTTTGGCTAGAGGCTGTAGAGTTATAACCCAATGCAAGTGAGCCAACGCCATCGGCTTCATTAGAAAAACCAATAGCAGCGGCATATGTAGCAGTGGCTTGGGCTTGATAACCAATAGCTACAGTGTCTGCTCCACTAGCCGTTGCATTGTACCCACCAGCCGCAAAACTTCTTTCGCCAGAAGCTATGTTCTCACGGCCTATTGCAGTGCTTTCTACTCCAGTAGCTTTTGCGTTTTTGCCCATCGCAATACTATTAGCACCAGTAGCACCATAGCTAGATGAGTTGTTTGCTATGGCTGCGGCAAGACTGTCAACTCCGTTTGCATAACTATCGCCTAAAGCCATAGCCCTAGTTGTAGAGGCTACAGCGTCACGACCTAGTGCGGTTGAGCTGCTTCCGCCTGCATTAGCATTACGACCAAAAGCATGTGAGTCTGTACTTGTAGCGTCAGAGCCGTAACCAATAGCTATGGATTGTGCGCCTGATGCTTGAATTGCACCGCCGCCGATTGCGACTGAATGGTTCCCCGTTGCGTCAGCACCGTCTCCAAACGCAAAAGAGGAGTATCCAGTTGCCGTGCCACCTGTCCCTGCGGCTAAGGAATTATCACCAGAGACAGTTAAGTTAGAACCAAGAGCTACTGAGTTTGAGCCAGTGACGGTGTTTGCAGTAGGTGTACTTGGGTTCTCAGCATAAAGCGCAGGGATATCTTCAGCCGTAGCCCCGATAAACACCGTAGCTGAACCGCTAAGATTAATTGTTGCGTCTGAGTTGCTGCTTTCGCTTACCGTGCGTGACAGGGTGGTGCCAGTGGCTGTATAGGTGCCGGTGCCTATCTCAAAGTTATTACCGTCCTCAATAACATAACGGACTACATCTGCATTAGCTACACCAGCATCAGCAAAGCTCTGATAGCCATCCTCAGCACTGCCAAGCGTAATGGTTCCAGTACCCGTAGTACTGGTGGACATCTTTGCCCTATTTTTGAGAACAGCCATTGTTTAGCCTTTATGCTGGATCTGGAATACCGATAGTGAATGAGGCTAGAGTAAAGGTGTTGCCACTCGTAACTGACTGAGAGGCGCTGAGAGCGCTAGTAGCAAGCAAACGTGAGTTTGTTGTATCTACGATAGCATAATGTGTTGCTGTGCCTGTACCTGTAATTGAGCCATCTGTGATAGCTGCTACAGTTACTTCACGACCACCACCAGAACGATCAGCAGGTGCGCCAATAGAAAGTGATGTTGAGTTACCTAAAGCATACGTTGCATTAGCATTGGTGAATGTTGTAGCTTCCTGAGAGGTCACTACAATCTTATTGGCTTCCGTGTCTAGGACGCTTAAGCCAGAGTCAAGGACTCGATCATTTAAAGTTGCCATTATTCAGTTTCCTGTTCTTTTGGTTGTTGCGTTGACTCTGGGTCATACTTCAATTCAGCAATATCCATAAGGTCTTGAATAACTTCTGGATGATCACTTACATTAATGTCGGCTCCATTCAAGTTGCGTAGGAATGCTGCAATCTCACGTAAGTCGTGTGGAGCTACATCACCAGCTACAATAGTCGGCATCAGGGCATAGTTCAGACCGTTCAACTCCCAGAGGCGCTCGACAAGCTGTTTATTGAGGACATCAACAATAGCTTGGATATAACTCTCTAATGCACGAAGGAACAGGTCTGTCTTAGACTTGGAGAGGGCGTAAGAGCCAGTATTACCACCACCAAGCATAAGAAACTCAGAAAGAACACTACGAGCAATATCATGCTGGTAACGTCTTACAATAGGGTCAATGTCAATATTACGACTACCGCTAGAAGACATAAGCTCGACATCTACCAGCTTCTGGTTGGTAGGCGCTCCGTCTTTATCGGGATAGGTGTCGGAAGGCAGAATAATGTATCCTTGCTCATTGAACTTGACATCCCTGAGAATAGATTGCAGGTTATTGACAAATCCAGATTGCGAGGCTGTTGCATCCCCTGACAAGTACTCAGCAGGAATACGAGCAACAGGGATACCAGCAAGTTCCCTCTCAACTGCTATAGCCTCAATAGACTGTAGGTTATTGACATATTCATAAGAAGTATAAGCATTGCGAAGTATAGAGCGGCCAGCAGGGTCACCATTAATCGTTGTCGTGCGGTAGTACAGACTTTTACGAGTAGGTATATAATTAGAGTTGTTATAGCCCGACCCATCCTGATAAATACCTTTAACATCACCAGTTTGGGTGTCTACATCAAACCTAGAGATTGTCCAAGGCGCACGAATAGCAATCTTCCGTACACCCATACGGCCATCAGAGTACTTAGAACGCTTCTTATCACTTCTCTCAGTAGGGCCATTACGTCTTTTATAGATGACTTCAAACCAAGCAAAGCCATACGACAAATTCGATAAGGACTCAGCAATATGGTCATCAAGGGTATGGTCCATATCATCAAGTACAGACTCAACGAACTCAGCTTCTTTCTTAGCTTCTGCACTATCATTAGCTGGCATCACCTTTAAATCAACATCACGAAGGACTTGCTCAGTAGCATACATAACAGCACCAATAGTACTGTCGTTATCTCTCATCTCACGGTACTTGCGTATAGCTTTCTTGCCACGCAACTCAGGTAGAAACTCATCAGCCCGTATCTGACCATTAGAGGTGTTGTCACCCGCTACACCTAATATCTTCTTGGCCTCTGTCTCTGAGAGCTTCTTAACCATTATCTTAGTCCCTTGGCGCTACTATACGCTAGTTTCAGCGTAGGTTTTGCGTAGCCATTGAGTGATAGGTCCGTTATAGCCCAAACTAAAGCATCAAGACGGTCTGGTGAGCCTATGGACCCTAGAGGTTCCCACTGTACCATCTGATCTTCTAAGTCATTAAGTCCTCTTACGTGTCTAACCTTATCTTGCTCATATAATGCAGAGACAGGTTCAGCCCGTGCCATCTTCCCTCTGGATGCATGTACGAGCTTTACTGGGACTGTTTCATCTTCTGTGTGTAATGTGTGACGAACCATATCGCCACCTTGGTTTCTTTCAGCTACAATCCTATCAGCCATATGTTCTCTATAGAGTTCTACAGCTTTGGATGCCCACTGTTGAGGAGTATATCTACCTGTGTGATCTTCTAAGACGTAAGCTATTCCGTTGACATCTACACCAGCAACTACAATACCAGTCATGTCACTTTCTGCATTTGACGTAATAGCCGGATCAATAGAAACAACCACCCTATTAAGAGATGGTACGTCATCCTTGTCTATCTCACACTTAGCAAGTTGTTGTCTATTCCATAATGCGCCAGATGCTTCATCAAGTATTTCTGCATATAGTTCTTGTCTACCTAACCTTGTTCCCTCATACGTCTTCTTTACTGCGTCTAAGAAGGTATCTGCTAGATTGGCTGCATTATCATAGGTACTCCCTTTGCTAATGGTAGTCTTATCATCGTCTAGTATTGTGCGTATCAGTTTGGTTGTCTTAGGTGTCGTCGTTACGAATACTTGAGGACGCTTACCTAAACGTAAACCAAACTGTAGCATATCCCAAGTCTCTTGGGCATTTCTCCATGCACAGAGTTCGTCTGTCCATGCTGAGTAGGCTTGTGGCCCACGTAATCTCTCTGGGTCTTCAGCGGAGAAGAATACTGCTTTAGATCCGTTTTCCCATGTGAGGGTGTTATTGGTGGGACTCCATACGGGATAACCGATATGTTTACCTCTGTAGGTCTTGTCACCCTTCCAACAAACATTCAATAACCCTGAGTCACCCTCAACCATAACCCTACGAACATCACCTTTAGTAGGTGCAACACAGTGGACAATCTTATCGCCCTTCTTGATCCTGTGTCTGACCCATTCGGCTCCTGCACGGGTTTTACCCCAGCCACGACCAGCAAGTGCAACCCAAACATTCCATATACCCTCTGGCTCTAACTGTTCAGGTCTAGCCCAAAATTCCCAGTTGTGTTGTAACTCTTCTGTCTTCTTGGGGCCTAGTTCTTGTAATAGTGCAGCTACATCAGAATCTGGTAAGTCTCTAAGTACTTGCGCTGTTATCACGGGTCTTACCTAATAGGTTCATCAAGGAATCAATAGCTGACTCATCTACATCGGGGTCTTCTACCTGATCCACTTCATTAACTGTAGATGTTGGCGACCAGCCACCCTTACTACGAAGAAAGAGTTCCTGAGACTTGAAGTCACCTTCTAATGCTTGCTGTACAACGACAGAACCTACAGCACCTACAATAGAAGCCTTCTCTTCAGCTATGTCCTCACCATATAGTTTATAGAAGGTAGCTGTACTTGAGGGTGCATTCTGATACTTTTGGATAGACGACAAAATATCTTTAACAGATACTCCACTACGAATACCTTCTCTAACCTTCTTGGCTATCACTTCACTATAGGGGATCTTATCGTGGACGCTCATGTGGTACTACCTATACTTAAGTATAAACTTAAGTTTCTTAATCTATCTAGTATTATAATATGATAAGTTGAGATCTTAAGTATATACTTAAGTATAGCTCCTACTATACTATAGGGATACTTTTACCCTTTTGTAACAACTAAAGTTAAACTATTTTATAAGTCGTTGATTACCAATGATTCTTTCTTTCTTGTAGTTGACTTAAGTGGGTAGCGCATGTCGTATACTGTTGCATAAATACCACAGTAGATACAGGGTCGAAGTAAAATTCTTATGTTGTAGATGTGGGTGGAAACAGCCCCCAACCGAATCACCTGCGTATTTTACAGAGGGTCCCAACGAATGTCAACCCCCCAGTGTAAAAATGTGATCAAATGTTACAAGACTGAAACAAAACGTGATCTAGGCTTGACAAAAAGAAAAAACTGGCGCTTGGCGAGCGAATCGGCAGGACTCCCTAGACTCTTATGTGATCACAAAAGTTAAAACC